TGTCGGCACTCCCGGTCGAGGGGGCAGAAGTGCAGTCGGGGGGTGATTGTCACGCTGCGGTTACGAGCTGGTGGGCTCGTTGAAATGAGATGCCGAGTAGCCGGCCGACATCGCGCAGCGGGATGCCCTGGGCGTGCAGCTCGGTGGCGGCTAGACGCATTTCGGTGGCGGCGTCGGATTGCGCCTGGGTGGCGCGGTGACGGAGGTCTTCGGCGGCGGCGACATGCTTGGCGACATCGTCGGGCAACCGCAGGTCATAGGCCACTTGTGGTGCGCGGTCGTCGGTCATGAGCGCGATGAGCTCGACCGTCATTGTTTCCAGTTCGCCGAGCCGGCGCGCCTGGGTGACGCCGACCCCGTCCACGGTGACGAGCCAGAACCGGCCGTCCCGTTCCACTGTGGCTGCGTACGATGCCATCACCTCCACCACCTTTCGCCGAACACCGGCTCGCATTGTCTGAGGATCGTCTGGGCGAGCCGTTCGCCTATCTCGTTGTGGCGCGGAACCGGGATCATCACTCGGTTGTCGAGCCGGTAGATCTCGTGGTTGGCGCCTTCACGGGCGAGTACCCACGTGCTGCCGGTCTCGTTGGCTCTGTTGCTGATCCGCTTGAGGAGGTCCCTGCGCTTCATAACAACCCTAGTCTACCGCAAGTAGACAGACAAGTCTAGAGGGACTAGACAGAATGACCACGAGCGATCCCCGTCTTTGGACGACGGCGTACCGGCGTGCACGCCTCTGGGTGTTGGACCGGGACCGGCATGTGTGCCGGATCCGTGGGCCACGGTGCACGACGTACGCCACCGAGGTCGACCACATCACGGCTCGAGCGGACGGCGGTGACGTGTACGACCCGGCCAACATGCGTGCCGCGTGCCGTGCGTGCAACGGATGGCTGGCGGCACGGCGTACCAATGACCGCAGACGGGGGCGGGGGTGGGGGTACCGGGACTCTGTGGCGCGTTACGAGACGAGACTGTGACCGTCACCCGGGCGACGGCGCGGCTGGTGGCACCCCACGTTTTTTTGTCCGGAGTCGCCGCGCATCCCGAACGCAGTGTCCATTTTCTTTCGGATCCGCCGGGCCGGCCGCCGATCGGGCCGGGTTGTGGCCGATAGGCGCCGGCGTGGTCGAGTCGAGGTCGGACTCGAGCATGAGCTCGTCGACCGCCGCGACATCGGTGCTACCGAGCGGGCCGCGCTGCGGGCCCAGGCCCGCGCCGTCGACGTCGCCGAGGCGAACCGTGACAGCGATGCCGTGTCGAGGGCGAACGCCGTCTATCTCGAGTTGCGAGAAGCGGCAGGGTTGACGAGTGGCGGTAGCAAGCCCGTCGACGCAATGGACCAGCTCTTGGGAGAGCTCATGCGGTCCGCCGCCGGCGGTGGCGACACGCCGAACACCTGAACGGCGCACCCTCGGCGGCGACGTCGGGATCCTGGCCCGGGCCATGGGCACGCCGCTGATGCCGTGGCAGCAGTACGTCGCCGACGTCGGTCTCGAGGTCGATGACACCGGCCGGTTCGCGTACCAGCTGGTGATCGTGACCGTGCCCCGGCAGTCGGGAAAGACGACGCTGTTCGGTGGGACGCTCGAGCATCGTGTGATCGTCACGCCCCGGGCGCGGTGCTGGTTCACGATGCAGACCGGGAAGGACGCCGTCGACTGGTTGACGAACGAGCATTGGCCGTTGCTGGCGGGGTTCGGGAACAAGTGCGCGCTGCGCCGCATGGCCGGCTCCGAGCACATCAAGTGGCACCACTCTGGTGGGCTGCTGCGGCCGTTCCCGCCCAGCCCGACTGCGCTGCACTCGAAGTTGTCGGACCTCGTTGTTGTCGACGAGTGCTGGGCGTTCGATTTCGTGAAGGGCCGGCAGTTGGATCAGGCGATCGTGCCGACCCAGGCGACGAAACCGAACGCGCAGGTGTGGAAAGTCAGCACCGCGGGCGATGCCACCAGTACGTGGTGGTTGGGCACGGTCGAGGCGGGCCGCGCTGCTGCGGTCGCGGATCGACGTTCGGGGATCGCGTACTTCGAATGGTGCTGCCCCGACGAGCTCGACCCCACCGAACCGGACAGCTGGCCCGTCTATCACCCGGCGTACGGGCGCACGATCACCGCCGAGTCGATGCACGCGGCGTTGGACCAGTTGGGCCCGGACGAGTTCGCCCGCGCCTACGGCAACCGGTGGGTGGCGACCACGGCGCGGGTTATCCCGCTGGGCGCGTGGCGGGCCGCGGCCGACCCGGAGTTGCCGATGCCCGAAGTCGGTCGGCTGGCGTTCGGGTTCGACGTCGCCGTCGACCGCTCCGACGCCGCCGTCGTCGCCGCGTGGCGGGACGAGCTCGGGGTGGCGCAGCTCGAGGTCGCCGACCACCGTGACGGCACCGGCTGGCTGACCGACCGCGTCCCCGAGCTCGTCGCCCGGTGGCAGCCCCGCGCCATCCGCCACGACGCCGCCGGTCCCGCCTTGGATATCGCCGACCAGCTCACCCGCGCCGGCGTCGAGCTCGGCGAAGGGTTGAAGGCCCGCGAGTACGCCGCCGCCTGCTCGGGGTTGTTGGAGGCCATCTGTGCCGACCCGCCCGCGATCCGCATACGCCCCCACCCCGCCCTCGACGCCGCCGCCGCCAGCGCGGCACGGCGGGCGTTGGGTGACGCGTGGGCGTGGGCCCGCCGCCAATCCACTGTCAGCATCTCGACGTTGACGGCGGCGACGGTGGCGTTGTGGGCGTGGGATCACGCCCCCGCCGACGCCGGCACGTTCCGCATCTACTGACCCCCATCACTATCTGGATTCCAGATAGCGGGTTACGGTGTGGCGCTGGTGACGATGGTCGTGGGCGCGCCGGCCGCCACGCCCGGTCGGCGGATGCTGACCCGAGACGGTGCGATCGTGTCGCCGCCTGATGTGAGCGGGTTCGGGGTGCCGGGCCCGTACGTGTACGACACCACGACCGCACGCAAGATCCCTGCCGTGGGTCGCGCCGTGCAGCTCTACGGCGGTCTCGTGAAGCAGATGCCCATCGACGCGTACCGCGGCTACCAGCGGCTCGCGCCGACCCCGCGCATCTGCCAACGACCGGATCCCGATCGGGCCGGGTCGTGGTTCGTGCAGGTGTCACTGGAGGACTACCTGCTGAGCGGTAACGCGCTCGCCTACGTGACCGCACGCGGCGCCGACGGGTGGCCGTTGTCGGTCACGTGGCTGCCGGCGTTGTGGGTATCGATCCTGTGGGACCAGTACACCCCGACCGCGCCGATCACCTACACGTACGTGGGCCAGCAGCTCCGCACCGAGGACGTCATCCATGTCCGGCGGGGCGCCGACCGTCTGTATCCGGTGCGTGGTGTCGGCGTCGTCGAGGAGTACCTGTCGACGTTGGACCGAGTCGCGATGGAAGAGGAATACGAGCGCGGCGCGCTAGCGGGCGGCGCCGTCCCCAGCGTGGCGGTGATCACGCCGCAACCGACGCTCACCCAAGACGTTGCCGACGCCGCCAAGGAACGGTGGGTAACAACGTTCGCGGGCCCGCAACGCGAACCGGTGATCCTGCCCAACGGCACGCAAGTGATCCCGTTGGCGTGGTCGCCGACCGACACGCAGCTGTCGGAGGCCCGGAAACTGTCGCTGCTCGACGTCGCCAACATCTTCAACCTGGACGGCTACTGGTTGGGCGCGCCGGTGGCGGGGATGACATACCGGACCGCTGGCCCCCAGTACCAGCAGGTGCTGCGCACATCGCTCGAGCCGGTCCTCGCCGACTTCGAGGACGTGTGGTCGTATGCGTGGCTGCCGCGGGGCACGTCGGTGCGGTTCCGTCGGTCGCAGCTGCTGCGGGAGGATCTGGCGACGTCGACGACCGCGGCGGTGGCCGCCTACGGCGCCGGGCTGATGACGTTGGGCGAGGCCCGCGTCGAGATCGGTTTGCCGCCGAACGTGCCCGGCTCGATCGGTCAAGGCGCCGACATCACGCAACCAGCCGACGACGCGTCACCTGACGACCCGAACGCACCCGCACCCGACGACACCGCCGAACCGGAGGCAGAACCGGCATGACAGAGGCACCAGAGGCACGAGACTTCACGACGACGTTGCAGCTCCGGGACGTGCAGACCATCGGCCACCCATACCGGTACATCGAGGGCCGGGCCGTGCCCTACGAGACGTGGGCCGATCTGGGGTGGTTCGTGGAGTGCCACGCCCGGGGGTCGTTCAAGCGGTCGACCACCGGCCGGTCAGGGAAAGGTCTGCCGTTGATGTTGTTCCACGACGCGCAACGCTTCCCGATCGGGCACGCGGAACGGTGGGAGAACGACGACGACGGACTGCGGGGCGTGTGGCAATTGAACGACACCAGCGACGCGCAGACCGCGGCACGGATGGCCGAGACCGGTGACCTGGTCGGTCTTTCGGTCGGCTTCCAAGACGTGCGCTCGCCGCAGTGGGAGTTCCCCGACGACTTCGACCCGTTGGGCGGGCTCGACCAGAAGGCCCGCGTCACGCGTGTCGAATCCCGGCTCGTGGAAGTGTCGATGACACCGACACCGGCGTACGTCGACGCCGGCGTGACGATGGTCCGCACCCGTGCGGTACCACCGGCGCCGCGTGAGCGTGACGTGGATCGCTGGCGTCGTGTCGTCGACGACCTACGCTCTCCCTCGTAGCGACGCTCGCGGTCGACCCCGCCGCCACCCCGCCGCCGCCTCGAGCCTGACAACGGCTCCCGCGTGCGGCCCGTGACAGGCCCGCCGACAGGCCCCGCCGGCTCACCGTCACGTCAACTGCTGACTGCGGAGGTCAACACCGTGAACCCTGTCCTCGAACGTCTCACCGCCCAACGAGCCGAAGCCGTCTCGTCGATGGATGCGATCCTCAACCAAGTCGGCGACGATCGTGATCTCGTCGACAGTGAGCGTGCATTGCTCAACACCGCACGAGACCGTCTCGCCGAGCTCGACGCCCAGATCACCCCGCTCGCCGAGTTCGAATCGATGCGTGCCGCGCACGCCGACACCCTCTCGGGTCTACCCCAGCCGGCTCAGACGTCGACAGCACGCCGCGTCGAGACCGTCGAGCGTGGCGCGCCGTACCGCACCGCGGGCGCGTTCTTGGTCGACTACCTGCGGGCCAACGGCATCATGGAGCGCAATCAACGCGACGAAGCCGCCGCGGCGCGGGTGTACCACGCACGTGCAGACCAGACGACCGCTGACACACCCGGGATCCTGCCGACACCGATCGTCGGCCAGGTGCTCTCGCTCGTCGACGCCAACCGTCCGTTGATCGTCTCGTTGGGCGGTGCACGTGCGCTCGGAGGGATCCCCGGCAAGTCGTTTCAACGTCCGACCGTCACGCAACACGTGACCGTCGGCCCGCAGACGGCAGAGAAAACGGCGCTGCCGTCGCAGAAGATGACGATTGGGTCGGTGACGTTCAACAAGGTCACGCACGGCGGGTACGTCGACATCAGCCGCCAGGACATCGACTGGACCTCGCCCGCGGCGTGGGACATCTTGGTGCGCGACCTCGCCGAGAACTACGCCGTTGACACCGAGTCAACGGTCGCGGGCAACTTCGTTGCCGGTGCGACCGGCACGAAGCCGCCAGCGTTGCCCGCCACGCCGGTGCTCGCCGACTGGACGAAGGCGCTCTACACCGCTGCGATGCACTCGTACGCAGCGGGCCTGAAGATGCCCGAAGTCATCTGGTGTTCGCTCGACGTGTGGGCCGCGCTCGGTTCTCTCGTCGACACCGCCCGGACGGTCTTCCCGGTCGACACGACGCGAGAGATGAACGCGCCCGGCACCAGCTCGCTCGCGAACTTCCGGGGTGACGTGCTCGGTCTGCCCCGCGTGGTTGTGCCGAAGGCTCCCGCCAAGACGTGCATCGTCGGACCGTCGGACCACTACGAGGTGTACGAGGAAGTGATCGGTCTGCTCAGCGTGGTCGAGCCGTCGATCCTCGGCGTGCAGGTCGCGTACGGCGGCTACCTCGCATTCGGTGCATTGCATCCGACGTCGTACGTGCCGCTCGACCTGTCCGCGGTGACGTCGCTGCCGACAATGGCAGAAGCCGAAGCCGAGGCCAACGGCGGCAACGGCGGCACGTCGAAGTCGTCGAAGTAACGGAGGCGCTCAGTCGATGGCGACGTGGCCGACACTTCAGGAGGTCCGCAAGCTCCTGCGGGTGCAGCCAGACCCGAGCGAGGACGGAGTGATCCAGACCGCGCTCGCCGCCGCCATCGACTACGGGCGTCGACGCCTTGCATTGCCGTTCCCGGTGCCACCTGACGACACCGAGATCATCGCCGACGCTGCACACGAGGCCTGTCTGTTGCACGCGGCCCGGCTGTACCGGCGCCGCGACTCGCTCGACGGGACCATCTGGGCGGGCGACGCGGCAGGGATGCGGGTCGGCCGCGTCGACCCCGACGTCGAAGCGCTGTACAGCTCGGTCGGCCCGGTCGTGTTCGGGTGACGTGGAACCGTGCCCAAGCGGCCCAGGCGGCCGCCGACGTCCTCGCCGGCGTCGACGAGACGGTGGCGGTGTTCGCGTCGCCGCCGTCGACGTTCAACCCGCCCGTGTACATCGTCGGCTACCCCCGCACCGTCACCTACGACCATGCGACGTTCTCGACCGACCTGGCCGAGCTGCCCGTCCTCGTCGGCTGCGGCGTGTCGGAGATCGACCGTGTCGACGAGCTCGCCGAGCAAGCGAAGAAAGCGATCAACGCCGACCCGTCGTGCGGCGGTGCCGTGCAACACGTCCGCGTCGCGTCGCAAGACAACTGGCGGATCCTGTCGGTCTCCGGCGCCGACGTCCTCGCCGTCGACCTGACCCTCAACATCCG